GAGCGCCGAAATCCTACCCTGGCTATCGCACGGTGGGCATGGGGCAAGCAGCTCAGTACGTTGTCGCAATGGTGGGTGAGCGCGACTCGAACAAACGCGCCCGGCTTGCAGGACACGCCATGCTCCTACTCTCCGACGCTGACAAGGCCATTGGGCAGGTAGCTGGCATCCTAGAGGCAAACGAGCAGTACCACGGACTCCTAAAGCTCGTCGAGGAGGCAGGTATCACGCTCCTCTCCAGCGATCCTGAGAAGCCTCTCTCGCTCGGAGGCGTAGAGTGACAACCGAATCCAGCATTCAGTCCACGCTGAAGCAGGCGCTTGAAGCCTGCGGGTACATCGTTGGCGAGGTGGCCAAAGGCCGCAGCGCAAAGGCGACGGGGGCATGGACGGGCACGACTCCTGGCCTCCCCGATCTTCTCGTTTCGCATCCTAATTGGCATGATGGTATGTGGCTAGGCATCGAGCTAAAAACCCCGACAGGCAAGCTCAGGAGAGAGCAGGCAATACTCCATGCTCAGGGCAGGACTATCGTGGCGCGGAGCGTAGTGGAGGGACTGACCGCCGTGTTTGATGTGGATAGCATCGAAGGGCGTAGCGCGTGGGAAGACCCGTCGAGGCTGCGGCGAATGATTAAAGAATTTGGAGATAGCAATTGAAGCTGGCCTACGGTGTAGCGGAGGCCGCAGAGCTTTGCCAAATCTCCGAGAGGCAGATGCGTCGGCTCATCTCTGAGGGAGTTATCCACGCCGCCAACATGGGTGACTTGCGCGTGGGGCATTGCGAGCTGGAGCGCTACCTGCTGGGCATTCCCCGCGTTGCTACAACTGTATCAGAAACTGTAGCAACCCCGGAGCCTGTGTCAGTCCGTCGCAGTCCGTCCCGGCCTGTTCGTCGAGGGGAGAAAGCCCATGCGTAGAGGCACTACATCTGTGTGCAAGACCGACGGAAGCAAAGAGAGTGTAGAGGAAAAAGAGCTTCAGGAGACAGTCTACTGTAGCAACCCTGTAGCGACGAGCCTATTTTGTGGGCTTTCTAATCCCCTCGGAGCTTTGGAGCTTCAGCCCCTCCAGCGCATCTGCCGTGCGCCGATCAGCACCGCCCAACCGATGGGCATAGATGCTCATGGTAACGCTCGGCTTGGAGTGTCCCAGTGCAGCGCTTACCTGCACAATGGGCACGTTGGCATCCAGCAGGAGAGATGCGTAGGCGTGGCGCAGGTCGTGGAGCCGCAAGCCCTCAATGCCTGCCTCTTTCAGCCTCGCCATGATGAGAACACGCCACCACTCGCGCCCATAGCGCCCAAAGAGCAGTACATTCGGCTCCAACTCGGGGAGCGCCAGGAGAGCGTCCTGCACCCAACTGGAGAGCGCTACCACGCGGTTGCCTTGCTTTGTCTTGGTGGGACTCCTGACTGTCTTGCCATCGATGCGCTGGAGCTGGCCTGTGACCGTCAGGGTGGCACTCTCTCTGTCCCAGTCACTGCGCCTCAGTGCCATCGCCTCGCCAATCCTCATGCCACAGCCGAGAAGGACGCAGACCAGCGGATAGGCGTCGGTTCCCTCACACGCGCCCAGGACGCGCCCGGCCAGCTCTACGGACAGCTCCGGGGGTTGTCTGAGTGTCACGGTGGGCGGATCGGTGGCGTCCACGGGATTGCGTACCAGCCAGCCCCAGCGCAGAGCAAGGTGACACGCCGCCCGGAGATGCTGACGAGCCTTGGCACTGGTACGACTCTCTCCCAGATTCCTGAGCCATGCCTGGATAGCGTGGGGTGTGATGTCTGCCAGTTTGACATTGCCCAGCGTAGGGACGATGTGCAGCCGTGCGCTGGCCTCCGCGCTTTGGTAGCTCCGTGGACGCCACTGCGCTTTTTTGTGCGCGAGGTACTCGTCCATAAGCGCCTCCACCGTGATGTCGCGCCGCGCCTCGGGCAGTCCTCCCGCCGCCGCTTGTTGCAGCTCCTGAAGCTTCTGCGCGGCGAGCTGGCGCGTCTTGGCGTAGCGAACCCTGCGGCCCTCTGGTGTAGAGATCGCCGCAACCCAGATGCCGTCACTGCGCTGGTAGATGCTCCCCTCGCCCTGGCCGCGCTTCTTTCCCATAGGACGGGAATTTTACGAAAGGCGGCGGCGTGATGTCAAGCGTTCTCTTCGGGCTTGATGGCAAGCGCCTCGGGTTGAATCACTACCCGCTTACTACGCGCCATGTCCCTAATTGCTTGGACTATCACCCCAGTCTTTGTCAGACCCGTTCTGGAAACAAGCGCATCAAGATACGCTTCATCGTCAACAGACAACCGAATAAAGAGCCTTCCAGCTCGCTTCACTTCTTTTCCCATTACCTTGGGATTGTACACCGTCAATACAGACATTTACAAAACCTCCTCTTGCGCGTACATACATTGTACTGTAAAATAGGCGCATACGCAATAAGTACAACGTACAGACGTATTGCGGAGCGAAAGGTTGCAAAATCATGACAAGTGTTTCAGTACCTAAAATTGGAGAGTCGTACACCACCGCTGGTGGGCGCACGGCCTACCGTGTTGAGCCTTCGCGCTACGGCCCGTCTATCCTCGCAACGAACCTGGCGAGAGAGAAAAGGGCACGGCAACCCCGCAAGGAGAAGCAGGCTCCCGTCCTGCTCACGGCATGGCAACGAGGCGAGGCGCTGCTCTCCCGTGGCTACACAGTCGAGCCGATGCCCCAGTATCTCTGCTACGAGGTGACAGGCGGAACGGCTCCGTACCACGTTTGCCTGGATGCTACGAGCACGGCCTATGGCTGCTCCTGCCCAGATGGGATTATGCGTGGCGATAAGCGCCCATGTAAGCACGCTCTCGCCTGCATGGTGTCTCTCTGGCAGTGGGCTGAGGCCGATGGTGGAGCAGATGAGTACGCCGATCTCTTTGAGGAGATTGGGATACTGGCGCTCCGAGCTGGCGCTCGCACCCCTGCGGTTGAGATTGTGACTGCACCAGAGCAGAACCCTGACGATAGAGGCGGATGCTTGGCGTTCGATGCTGACACGCTGAAGCACTGCGACGGGCGGCGGATAGGCACTCGCGAGTACATCGAGAACGAGGGATTTATCCTGCGGTGGACGTGCCAGAAATGCGGAACGGTGGTGATTCCATGAAGATCACGTCAATCGTTGTTCGTGGGGAGGTAGCTCTCTCCAAAGACTTTCAGAGTGCCAAGGCAGGCTTTGAGGCGCACGTTGAACTAGAGGAGGGCGAGAACCCTAAGACGATTCATAGGCGCGTCTATGAGTCACTCTCGGAGCTGGCGCTCGATGAGGCTCGGCAGAAGCTAGAGCGAATCCTGACAGGAGGCGCGTGATGACCCGGCAACTCGACCTCTGGGGTGATCCTGCCCCACAGAGTACCGCTACTGCCGCTGTACTCGTTCGCTCTCACCTGCGCCGTGTCAAAGGCACACAGGCTCCGCACAACGGCACACAGACCAGCAGGACAGCGGCTCAGGCTATTGAGGACTCGGGCAAGCTGGAGACTCAGCTATTGCGAGTGCTACAGCTCGTCAATCGTGCCGGTGATCGGGGCATTACCCGCGCCGACATTGCCCACGCCATGAACAAGCCGCAGAGTACGATTTGTGCGCGTGTCAATCGCCTCCTGCGTGATGGTGAGATTCGAGAGGCTGACGAGCCGCGATTGCCTGACTGTGGCGGGAGCATTCGGCAAAAAGTTCTAGTGAGGGCAAGATGAGCCCTGCCTGATACGCGGTGTATTTGATCGGGTTCGATTCCCGAATCAGGCTTGCCGGAAACGCCCCGCCCGGCCTAAAGCAAGGGGATGAGGAAAAAATGAAAATCCAAAAAATTATCGTCAATAGCGAGTTGGCACAATCCTACCTCGCAATTAATACAACAAACCGTCCTTTGAATAGCCGGGTTGTTGATCAGCTTGCATCAGAAATGCGGGCAGGATTCTGGCGCACAAATGGCGATGCAATCCGAATATCTAAGTCGAATGTTTTGCTTGATGGACAGCACCGATTGTCTGCAATCGTAAAGTCAGGTGTCCCGCTAGAAATGGTGGTGGTTACTGATTTAGATGACGATGTGTTCCACACCATTGATACCGGTGATATGCGGGATGCCTGCGACGTAATGTCAATTTCTGGATACAAAAGCGTTGCCTTGCGTGCCGGTGCGCTTCGCATTATTGATGCGTATGACCGCCCGGAATCAGACGTTAAAAAGAGATACATCAACAACCGAGAGATACTGCTTCTTGCCGCGAGTCACCTTGATCTTGATAAATCTCTAGCTTATGGCCGTCAACCAGAGCGGCTTCTTCCTCCGTCTACGGCAGTGGCGGCGCACTATATCTTCAGCCGCATTGACAGCATTAAAGCAGATGAGTTCATGCGCCAAGTTATGAATGGCGACCGGCTTACTGATCGATGCCCCAGCTACGCGCTTCGCCGCCGCCTAATCCTTAACTCGCAGTCAAAGGCAAAGCTACCATCTCTCTACATTCTTGCATTGACGATTAAGGGATGGAACGCTTTTCGGCGCGGCAAGGAAGTGGGGGTGCTGCACTTCCGTGACGGCAACGCAATGAGCAATGGGACTGAGAAGTTCCCACGGGCAATCTAGGGATTAAGGAGGAGGGGGCCAAGCCCCCTCCTGTATTTACTATGAGCTACCAACCCCGCACCATCTACCTCGACCGCTCCCACGAACTAACCCGCGAGGACGTTCTCAAAGCCTCGCCGCCCCCAGACTGGACAGCAGCCGACGAGCAAGCCCACGCACGCGCCTGGAGCCGCAAGCACGTCAGCAACCCGAGCAGTGAGCAGAGACGGCAGGCATGGATAGACAAGGCACGGCGGGAGGCAGACAGCTTGCCCACGGCAGAGTATTGGCAGGAGGTGTTTGGATGCTAGGCTTGCTCTTGCCCTTGCTCGTCCCAGTAGACCGGCTTGATACCGTTTCTCTCGGCATAGTCTCGAAGGACTATCTCCAGCACGTCACCATCGGACACGCCCATCTTTTGAGAGATTGCGTTCATGATGCCTTTTGCCGTCACGGTAAGACGCGCCGCCATCCTCTCGGTTTTCTTCTCTTTTCTCACGCTGACAATATGCGTCATGGTTGCAAACTCCTGCAATATATGTATGTCGAACTTGCTCTTTGGTTGCATAATGTCAGACAAATAAGGTACAATACTGGTAATTACAATTCGTGCATGAACCTGGTGACAGGGGTTTATGCCATCGTCGGCCTGTCCAGCAATGGACAGCAGCCCACCCCCGGAGAGAGTCTGTCACCTCTCTTCGGGGGTTTTGTTTTGAGGTGTTTTTAATGGTAGGTGCAGACGGTTTTTTGAAAGGCGGGAAATACTCTGGGCTAAAAGCCTCTGACGTGCCGCCCGACTACCTTCGTTTTTTGTACTGGCAATGTGACTTTGGCGATGAGGTTGATGCCCGAATAATGGCAGAGATTAAACGCCGTGGTGTAGCGCCGACAGACAAGAATAACAACCAGCAATCTTGTGATGCCGCGAGAGCAAGAAGAGATGCAGAGCGGCGTAACTACAGCAATGGGCAATCAGGTAACTCAAGCGCCTCTCTTCGCTCTTCAAAGCCAATCAATAAAGAGATGCTTTCTGAGATTATAAGCGCAGGTAGGCAAGCTCTCGCAAAACGCAACCACCCTGATGTTGGTGGCGATGCCGAGAAGATGAAGTTGATTAATATTACCGCCGACCTTGCAATTGAAATGGTGGCAAAACTATGAGCCGTAGCCGTTCCATTTCTACTGAGATAAGCACAGATGAGCGCCTTGGGCCTCTTGGCGAAGAGAACCCCCTGTGTGTGCTTCTCTACACTCTCGCTATTCCCCACGCCGACGATTGGGGCAGACTCAAGGGAGACGCTACGGCATTTCGCTACGAAGTCGCGCCGTTTCTTCTGATGCCTGCCTCCCAGATTGACGCGGCTCTTGACAGCATTGCGGCGGCTGGCCTCTGGGTTCGATACGAAGTGGACGGGCGCAAGTTTATTGCTTTCCCCCGTGACACTTGGTTCAAGCACCAGAACTATATCGGCACCGAGAAACGAATCCATGATGGGAGCAAATACCCCGCGCCACAGGGAGAAGTTTGGGAATCTTGGGAGTCACGCCCTTCTAATCAGAGAAATCGCCGAGAATCCCCAAGGAATGCCGAGAATCCCCAAGAATCCCCGCAAAACCCCTCTTCACCTTCACCTTCACCTTCACCTTCACCTTCTGTTATCCCCCTAACCCCCGTGGAACAAGAGGCGCAGATAACCACCATCAACGGCAAGGTTTTCTCAGAATGTGACCCGCTCCCCACTCACACGCAGAACTATCTGCTGGAGAGTTGCCCGGATTGGTGGGAGGCTCACCTTCGGCTGGCACTGGTAGCGAGGCAGTTCACAAACACTGTGGCGCTTGACAGCTACGCTATGCAAATCCTCCGAGGCTGGAAAAGGGGCAAGGACACGCCCCAGGCTCCGATTCCTGATGTGCCCATTCACGCCGCGCCGCCCGATGCACTATTGCCTCCCGGCGCTCGAATCCTATCCTTGGCCGAACGACGGGCCAAACGTGCCGCACAGGAGGCAACCCATGCTACCCAGTGACATCGCCGCCGAGCAGAGCGTTCTTGGCTCCATGCTGCTCTCACCCTGGTCTGCCGAGCAAGTTCTTCCGCTCCTGGTTCCGAGCGATCTGTACCGCCTGGAGCATCAGCGAATCTTCCGCGCTATCCAAGCCGTTGCCGAGCGTGGCGAGGGCATTGACATGGTGACAGTGCGCTCCGAGATGCTCCGGGAGGGAGGCGACACGGATACCGCGATTCTCTACCTCCACGACCTGGTGAACGCCAGTGTGGGCCGTGGCAACGTGGTCAGCCAAGCCCAGATCATCCTGGAGCACTCCACGCGCCGACGCCTCGCCACTGCCGCCCATGAGATCGCAGGGCAGGCACAGAACCTGGAGATGCCGCTGGGCGAGCTGGTCAGCAGCTCCGAGAGTCTGCTGCTAGATGCCACGCTTCAGAATCGTGCCGGTGACAGCTACATCCCGGCGTCTGCACTGCTCGACGAGGTGATAGCCGACATGGAGACGCGAAGCCAGCAGAGCGGACTGCCGGGAATCTCCTGCGGCCTGTCTTCATGGGACAACCTCACCCAAGGCATGGAGAAAGGCGGACTCTACGTCTTTGCCGGACGCCCCGCAATGGGCAAGACGGGTGCGGCCATCACCATTGCCGCCGCCGCGTGTCGCAGGGGAATGCGCGTCGCGTTCTTCTCGCTGGAGATGCCCAAGAAGCGCCTAGTAGAGAGGCTTTTGGCAGGAGAGGGCAATATCTCGCTCCGCAACATTCGCAGTGGCCAGCTCACTCCCGACGAGGCCAAGGCACTACCGTCTGCTCGCCATGAAATCTCCCGCTACAAGCTGGTGATCGACGACACCAGCGCACTCTCACTGCCGCAGATCGTGAGCCGATGCCGTCGCATCCGTGCCGATCTTGGAGGGCTGGACATGGTGTTTGTGGACTACATCGGCATCATGCGCCCCGACTCCCAGCGCAGGGCAGGCACACGCGCCGAGGAGGTGAGCCAGATCGCCAACGGACTCAAGGCCGCCGCCAAGCAGCTTGACGTGCCCATCGTGGCGCTCGCTCAGATCAATCGAGGCGTCGAGGGCCGGGAGATCAAGAAGCCGATGCTCTCAGACCTCAAGGAGTCAGGCGGCATCGAGGAGGCCGCTGACGTGGTGACTGGACTCTATCGCCCGTGCTACTACCAGCCACAAGAGGCGCAGGCACACGGAGACGCCGAGCCTGCGGAGTGGATTGTACTCAAGTGCCGAGATGGAGAGACTGGCACGGCAAAGGTGGCGTTCTACGGAGCGTCCACACGTTTTGACGACATGGAGGTGAGCTATGATTTTGAATCCTAGTGTGACGGTTGTGATGAATCCTGATCTTTCAACGGGACTGCCGTTCCCTGCGCCACGCGAGCAAGACGACTCCCGCCGCATCTGGGCCGAGTATGCGATCTTGGGCGGGATGCTCAAGGCTGACGAGAAGTTCCTGCGCTCGGGTGCTAACGTGGACTGGACGCACCCCATGAGCGAGGCCATCGCCCGCGCCTGTGTTGCCGCCTGGGAGCGTCACGGAGCCGAGACGGACGAGGGATGGCGGTGCGCTTGTGGAGCCTACCTGTCTCGCTACACAGGCCGCTCACCGTTGTTGGATTCGGCAATGTTTGCATGGGTGCGCTACCTCATTGGTATCTACCGCATCCAGTTTGAGGCAGCGGGACTGGATGCAGAAATAGCGCAGAAGCAGGACGCACTGCGCCCCATGAGCAAAGACGAGGAGATCGCAGCAGTATGAACACCGATGAGGCACGACAAGCGCGGAATGCAGCGATGGCGGCAAAGCGCGTGGAGAGAATCAGCAACCTAGGCATCGGACGAGCAGATAGTCAGCGCGTCAGCATCGATGTCGTCGGCACTGCCGTAGCGGAGCTGGAGCGCGAGATAGATCGGCTACAGTCTAGGATAGCAGAAATAGAGCAGTACAACGGCGAAAAAGACGAGAGAGTACGCGAGCTAGGCAACTGCAACACTGACCTCAATCGACTCATAGACAGGCTTGAGCACCGGCTAGAGAACCAGGCACGAACAATCAAGGTGCAGGCGGCAACTATAGCCAGGCTTACGAATGCCGCGCACAACCCACCTATTTGCCCCGAAGATCCGCCTATGCCCAATTTGGCGGCAAATGCACCACGGGAGGCTGTTGGGGTTCACCCAGCGCCCAATGTCACGATAGCAGAGAGGTTAGGAAAATGAGCAAGTACATACACTGCCCCAAGTGTCACCGCATCATCGGCGAGTATGCCCCCGATGGGCTATCCGTCTGCGTGGAGCACTCGGGGCGCAGGACGTGCTTCTACGAGCGAGGGGCAACCTCCTGCTCTTGCGGGACGACGGTAGAGATTCGGATTCCTAGAGGGGATAAACGAGGGGAGAAGGTGCTGAAGTGAAAACGATAAATACGGGCTTTGAAGAGGTGCCCCTACAAAACCTCAAGATGCACCCGCGCAACGTGAACCAAGGCGACTTTGGCGCGATTCAGGAGAGCATTGAGGCAAACGGTTTTTTTGGCGCTGTGACGGTGAACAAGCGCACCGGGCATATCCTCGCAGGGAACCATCGGTACAAAGTCGCCAAGGATCAGCACGCGGCCACCATCCCGGTAATCTGGGTGGACGTAGACGAGGAGCAGGAGCTCAGGATACTACTCGCTGACAACCGAACAGCGCGGCTCGGGCACGACGACGAGAACGCTCTCGCAGCTCTGCTATCTGAGCTGGCGTTGAGTGAGGGAGGGCTATCTGGTACGGGCTTTGATGGCGACGACTTAGACGAGATCATCGGGCGCATGGCGGGAGGGGGTGGCGGTGGTACTGAGCTGCTCACCGATCCCGACGAGGTGCCAGAGAACGCCCCCACGCGGTGCAACGCTGGCGATCTATGGCAGTTGGGGAGGCATAGGCTATTTTGCGGAAGCTCTGTAGCATATGATCCAGGCACTATAGATACGTTGTTTTTTGATCCTCCGTGGGATGAGGTGTTTGAGCCATACGCGGCAAATAGCACACTTGCATTTTCCGATGGTTGCAGGTTTGGAGACATAACGTCATTATTGGGATCACCTACATGGGTGTTTGTTTGGGATTGTGTGTCATCGTGGTACACGCCAAATAGACCTCTCCGCAGAATAAAACTGTGCGCGTGGTATGGAGATGTCCAGCATTATGATTTTAATGGAGCGCATTATGGCAACGCAGGAGAAGAAAGGACTGTAAGCAACACAAGAGGCGAGTACCTATTTACTCCTGATCCTAGAGGAAAGCATTTATCAGATTTATTTTCATTGCCGATTACAAAGTTTCATTCTGAATCTGAACATTCTCACGCAAAACCTGTAGATTGGCTAAAAATGCTAATTGCTAACTGCACTCAGGGAACCGTATACGATCCATTTGCTGGTAGCGGATCATCGCTAATCGCGTGTGAGTCAATAGGCCGTGACTGGCACGGCGTTGAAATTTCTCCATTTTATTGCGATGTAATCCTAACTAGGTGGGAGAATGCCACGGGGCAGACTGCGACACTTCTGGAGGCTGGCAATGGCAACTAGAGGCCGCAAGACAAAGCGCACACCGGAGGTGGAGAAGATCATCATAGACGCGCTCTCTATCGGGCTGTCTATTGATGATGCCTGTGCCTACGCCCGGATAAATCAAGATACTTTCCACACATGGAAAAAGGCTTTTTCCGATTTTTCCGAGTCCTGTACACGTGCGGAAATGCTGCTCATTGCTCGCTCGGCAGCGCGACTCTCCAAAGAGGTGAACAACCAGGACGGTGATTGGAAGTCGGCGCTGGAGGTGCTCAAGCGCAGGAGGAGAAACGACTGGAGCGAGCGTACCGAGGTAACAGGTAAAGACGGGGGCGCTATCACCATCGACGTGAACTGGGGCGGGAAAACCCTACCGTGACGATAACTCTGGATGTTCCTGAGCCGCACAGCGCACAGTGGGACATACTCAACAATCGGCGCAGGTTCAACGTGATTGCTTGCGGGAGGCGCTTTGGAAAGACAACGCTCGGCACCGCGCTTGCTGTTACCCCATTGCTAACACACAAGCGCAGTGTGGGGTGGTTTGCGCCTAACTACCGACTCCTACAAGAGGCCTATAAAGACTTGCGCCGAATCTTTGAACCGGTGATAGCAAGGGCCGTTACCACACCGTTTCCTAGCATCGAGATGATCGGAGGCGCATCTATTGACTTCTGGACGCTTGACAACCCCGCTACCGTGGCCCGTGGGCGCAAGTATGCCCGTGTGATGATTGACGAGGCGGCAATGGCTCCCTACCTGGAGGAGGCATGGCAGCAGGCTATTCGCCCCACGCTCACCGACTACAAAGGCGATGCGTGGTTTTTATCAACCCCGAAAGGCGGCAACTACTTCAAGCGCCTTTTTGACGATGCGGAGAGCAGCCAGGACTGGGCACGGTTCCAGATGCCCACCACCACGAACCCGTACATAGATCGAGAAGAGGTAGAGGGGGCGCGTCTCCAGCTACCCTCCCTCGTCTTTCGGCAGGAGTACCTAGCCGAGTTCGTAGACGCTGAGGGCGCACGGGTTTCTAGGGCATGGCTAAAGTACGGCGAGCCTGCCAATGACTTGCCTTGCTACATGGGCGTGGACTTGGCAATCAGCGAGAAGCAGGGAGCCGACTACACCGCCTGCGCGATAATCTCACGGGATGATGATGGGCGAATCTATGTCCGTGATGCCCAGCGGATACGAGCGCCGTTTCACCAAGTCCTACAGTTCATCGAAAGCATGGCGGCGAAGTGGAGCCCGTCTAAAATCGCAATCGAGCAGGTACAGTACCAGGCGGCGGTAGTGCAAGAGCTAAAGCGCAAGACGACGCTACCCATTCAGGGAGTCAGGCCCGACAAAGACAAGCAGGCACGTTTCCTCCCGCTAGAGGGGCGCTATGAGCAGGGGCTTGTTTACCACTCCAAGGACTTGCCGCGCATCTTTGAGGACGAGCTGCTCTCGTTTCCAATGGGCGATCACGACGACATGATAGACGCGCTCTCCTATGCGTTCTCCATGCTCTCAAAGCCTACCGTTCAGTGGGATATTTTCTAACCCGTGGCCTGCTGTAAAAAAACTACGACTATTTTTTATAATTCTATTGACAATATGTACATACTGGTGTTACAGTGTGTACATACTCAAGAGCGAGGGCTGGAGAGTAAAAACAAGAATGGGGAGCAGTGCTACGAACACCCTCCCCACGGACACAGAAAGAGACTCTAATGTCAAACAATACTATCACGATTAGCGACGTAGTTAAGACCATCGGCACTCACCACTCATTTTTCGGTATCAATGCCCTTGATGCGCCTAAGCAGGTGCCTTGCCCTGATGGTTTTCGCATTGTTACTGGGGTTCTCAACAGTAGCATTCTTGCCCTCGAAGAGATGGGGTACGCCGCCAAGGTGGGATCAGTAAAGGTTCGTACCGGTGATTGTCCCTACAACCTCTACGTCGTGGACATAGAACAGAGCAGCGAGTTTCACAATCAGTTCCGTTCAGTAGATATGATCGGTGGCGGCACAGCATTTATCAAGCGCCGCGAGGATCGTTACGTCGTTGTCAGCGCAGGCCAGCGTTTTCGGGTTCGGGACACCGAGACTAATACATTTCTGGCGGGGCGCTGGTGCAAGTCCAGTGCAGAGCTGGTAGCAATCAACAAAAACAACGAGTGGCTCCGCAGTGTTGCGTACCGAGTTCTGCAACCAGGTTCCCGAGTCGAGGCGTAGTTACCCACCAGCCCCGCCCATGAGTTGGGCGGGGTTTTATCTTTGGAGGACATCATGGAAAAACGAACAATTCTTACATTCTCGTCTGCCGCACAGCAGGCACTCACGATTCGAGCGGAGCCAGTTCGCTCGTACGGTGGCACACGCACCACGGGCAGGGATAATCTGTCCCTGCCAGCTTCGGACATGATCGAGCGCTACGACCGGATGGTTCGGGGCGGTATCTGGCAGCTCAAGCGCCGGGAGGAGTTCACCGTGGCGCACTTCTGCTGCGCCTGCGACGCTCTGAACTCTACGGCGATCCTGCCCGACACGCTGAACTATATCGGCGACGAGGTTGCCGAGGCCATTCGCCTAGATGGCCTAGGCGAGAAATGGGAACTGGGAGATATTGAGGCGGCGGCAACGCTTTTCGAGGGACTCGGTGCGCTGGAGATGCTGGCGCTGGCCGATCTCAAGGAGCGGTATTGGCGGGGAGTGACTAGGGGAGATGGGATTTCGCCTGTGGAGTTTTGGAATGGACTGGGGGCAGGGCTATGAGTCCAATCCAGAGGAGGCGCGAAAAGAGGGACGCGGAAATCATCAGGATGCGAATGGAGAGAACGTCTCTCCAGGAGATAGCGCAGCGTTTTCAAATATCCCAGCCGAGCGTGTCTAGGATATGCAGAGAGGCGGGACTGGAGGAGTTTTGGGTTCCGAAATCGCGGAAACGAGAGATTCCCTCTGCCTCTCTCGTTTTCTCGGGCGAGCTGCTCCGGTCGCTACGAACCAGGAGACGGCTCACTCAGCGGGGCCTGGCCGCAATGATCGGGGTCAAGAACCTCGACAGTATCAGGCGCTGGGAAAAAGGCGAGGCCGAGCCTAGTGGCACAATTGTGCTGCGTCTCCTGATCGCACTAGATGCAAGTCCGGAGGAATTGACTGCGGAGAGCAATCGGGCTTGACAATCCGTACACTTTTACTGTACACTCGCTCTATCGTCTTGCTTCGCGTGTGCGGTTAATCCAGATCACGGACTGTAAGGCAATGTTTTTCGACTCTGTTTGTGCGCTCCGCTTCACGGACGTAAACGCAAACGGGAGGGTATTTCCTCCCCTTGTTGTTTGCCGGAAGCGGGGCGCATTTGTCATTCTGGGATAAAGCTAAATTTAGGTTGCCGTGGGTGGTTAAGGGACAAGCTCCCCTGCCATTGCCGGGCGGCGGCAGTTTAGGCGCTACCCCAAACTGGATACAGATGCTCCTGGGTGGCTGGTCTGTCCAGTCACTCGCTATCTCTCCGTCTGAGGCTCGCGACGGTAAAGACAACTCTATCGTTGGCATCCTCGTAAACTGGATCGCTACCTCTTGGATGGTTGCGCCTCCTGTCGTTGGGCCACGTGACGAGCAGGGCAAAGTGGTTGCTAACCCAAGCCACCCGCTTCCTCTTCTGCTCTCCTATCCCTCGCCGTTTGCCGAGATGGATGGCGCGGCGCTTATCTCTGCATGGGTGCGTGACTACGTTACCAAGGGCAATGCTTACTCTCACATCGTTGCATCACGCTCAGGCGCTCCGGTTGCGCTCGACTACCTCCCCGCCGCCCTCGTCTCTGCTGTGCCTGATGCCAACGGGCGGCTCCTGCGCTACGACTACACGGTAAATGGCGTCGTCCGTCCTCTCAAGCCCTCGGAGGTGCTGCACTTCCGCAACGGCATCGACGAGACAAACCCGCTTCTGGGCATCTCTCCCCTAGCGGCTCAGTACCGCGAGATTGTGACGGACAACAGCTACTCTGACGCATCGGCAAGCATCGGCAAAAACGGCGGCATGAACGCTGGCGTGTTCTCTCCGCGTATCACCGCTGACGGCATGATGCAGATGACGAGCGATCAGGCGCGGGAGCTCTCCGACAAGTACAATGAGAAGCGCCGCCAAGACCCAGGCCGCACCAACTTCCTGCCCGGCTCGGTGGACTATCACAAAATCGGGCTATCCCCGCAGGAGATGGCGCTTAACGATGTCCGCGCCATGCCAGAGACGCGCATCCCTGCTGCGCTAGGCATTCCGGCTATCCTGCTCCAGCTCTACACCGGCATCCAGAAAAGCACCTACAACAACCTGGCGGAAGCAATTCAGCAGGGTTGGCGCGGTGGCATTATCCCCATGATGCGCGTGTTCGAGTCTCAGATAAACCTCAAGCTCATGCCGCTCTATGGCAATGGCAAGCGCGATGTGTTCGCCTGGGATACCTCGGTGGTTCCCGAGCTTCAGGACGATACCCTGGCGCTCCGCGAGGCAGATAGAGCCGACGTAGCAGCAGGCATCCTCACCGCAGATGAGGCACGGGAGCGGCAAGGGCTGGGGCCAAAGCCCATTGAGGCCATGCCAGCGCCAACCGTAGAGCCTGCGCTACCTGCCGCAAAGTCCTACAGAGCCTTGCTACCATTTCGCAAAGTGGCGGGGCAGACTCCTGGCAATATCTACGATGTGGCAGACGCCTTCCGCCGTGCCTTGGCGCGTGACGAGGCCGCAACCATTGACACGCTGGCTACTGAGTGGGCACGGGCACAGAGGAGCCTAGACAAGCGCATCAAAGAGCTGCTGGACTACATCGGCAAGAACCAAGAAACAGCCGGCTGGCGAGACGAGGCGCTGAAGCGTCTGCTCACTCTCCAAGATCAGATCTCAGATGAGCTTTCTGGGCTTGCGGATCGAGGCGCG